TTCAATGAACTCCACGGACACTACATAGCAAGGTTCCACAAGAAGATTGACTACGCAAAGATGGACCCCAACTCCAGAGCTTGTCTACCAGACAAGCGATACTGGGAGGGATGGAATGCAGGATTAGATTGGGCTCATCGAATAGTTGATGGGGATAAATCAGCAGATTAAAAACAAAAAGAAGGGGGAACCGTTTGGTTCCCCCTATCTCTTTGGCTCCCTACCATTCAGGCGGAGCAACTGCGAGCGCATCCAGCGTGGCTAAGTTGATGCACCCGACTGCTGGAATGGAAAGCGTATGCTGCAAACCCTTAAGCACTTCAGCCAGGGGAGCATCTAGCACATCATCTCCAGCTATATTCAGCGCCACTCGAACTTTCTCTACTAGTTCGTGACGCTCACCTGGTGATACCAGGGATATTAGTCTGTTCTGTTCCACTATGTAATTGGAACTTCTGTATCAATAGTCTGTAGTTGAACCGTAACTATTCCACCAAATCCCGACGCAAAAGAGGGAGGTGAAGTTTGCTCGAACTGTAAAGCGCGGATAGTACAGAGTCTTTCTTCTCCTGAAGAAAAGTCCTGGAAGAGTACCGCGCCTCCATTTTGTTCAATACGTTCCAAATAGTTAATGCGTTCCCATGGGTTGGATACTCTTGTGACTCCATTTGAATCGCGCTCCTCTTCGAAACATAGTAACGGAACTGTAATTGTACGAGAACGAAGTGGTGCTGGTAGCGCACGACACTGCCATTCTTCTACCATCGGACCAACTGTTGCATCACTTGTACTTCTAGTTAAAGTCAGTTGAATCTCGAAGTGGTCAGCTGGTTGAAGACCAGCAGATAACTGGAATTCTGTTGAGCCATTAAGCGGGATAGCATCAATCAATGTTGAGTTGAGCTCTTGGTCGTAAACAGAAAAACCTACTCGACCACCACCCTCGCAACGTACTGCAATAGATACTGGTTGTTTATTTTCTGCAGTACCCCAACGAATCCATCCTGATTTAATAACTCCAGAGGTGGCAAGGTTTGTTGCATGCTCGGTCCATATTCCAGACGCACCAACCATAAACTTCCTGGCTGATACCCCTAGAAAACAAACACCAATAACATTAGACGAATCTGTTTCTAAGTCTGAAGCATAGGCATAGCCATTATCTATAGGTTGACCAAGGTCAATCTTCCATAGACCTTTTTTGTTATTAATGGCAAGCGACCTGGTTGCATATACAAACCTTCCTGTAAATGCAATGTCTTGTACATCTCCAGTAATGTTTAATGGTCCGTATGTAAACGAAGCTCCATCTGTCGATTGGTTTCCTATGCGTACACCAGCTGTTGTAGCCATAACAACAAATTCGTTTAGGTATGTACGAATCTGATGTATCGTTTCACCTCGTGGTAATTCAGCAATAACAATAGGGTCATTGATTGCAGCCAATGGAGATGTATCATTTATAGTAAATGACAATACTCGTGAAATTGCACCAAGTGTATAGCCAACTATAATTGCACTATTGAGTTCGCCAACAGTATTCCATACCAGAGCTGGGTCTTTGTACGTATAACGCTCTTCAGTATTACCGATAGTTGATGGTGCTGAAGAGGGGAATCTTGATATTTCATACACCACACACTGGGTGTTGTTTTCTAATACACCAATAACTATTCTGTCTTTAACAAAACCAATAGCTTGAACGGTCCAAGTGGTAGCAGTATTTGGTTTGTTCCAAATTTTGGTTACAACCATTGATGTGCTTACTGTATAAATTGCATCCGTTCCGCCAACAATTGCGTTGTTACCATCACTTGTTAAAACATGTGCTGTTACAGATGTTGCTAACGATGTTGATGTCGCAGTATTAGTGCTAGCGTTATAGTAATAAACATTACCACCTTGAATATAAAAAGCTCCATCAGTTACTGTAGCTGGCTTAGCTGTGATAGCTGTTGTAGAAAACTGGGTAGTTGCTGGAAGTAAAGAAATAGAGCCAGTATCACTAAACACATCTATGTTGTTTGATTCATAGAATCTATAAAGGTCTGATGCGTCAGCGTCATAGTAACGCTCTCCAGCACCATGATGCCAGGATGTTGCAGACCTAAGCCACCAGTTAGACAAGGAGTTTTCACCAGCAGTCGAGCCTTGGTCAATACGTTCTTTCTGGTATGTCGTAGTGATACGACTAATGCGGTTCTGGTCAGATGCAGCAGAAAGCCAAGGAGTACTACCAATTGCATAACTAGCAGCAAAGTCTTCTCGCTGGTATTTAACCAGCGCTGTAGGAATAGACTGGCTAAGAATTACAGGTAAATCACCAACAAGTTTTTTGTTGTCTGTTGCCACGGTTTATCCTTTACTTCTTAGGGCAGTGCTGACAGCACTTAGATGTGTCTTCCTTTATTACTTTTTTATCTGGCAATGGTTTGATTACAGCCTTGACTTGATTAATAAGTTTAGGTTGATTCATCCACCAGAACCAAGGACTAGTATCGTCACCATGACCATCGTTAATAGAAATGTGTAGATGTTTTGTGTGCGGGTTGCTACCAGTATAAGCGCGATTTCCAAGACGAGCCTTGTCTTTCGACCAAATCTTCTTGTTGAAAATAAGGTATTTAACTCGCTTATCTTCTTTAAGTTTTTCGAATATGTCACTACAATCGACCCCGCTATCAGGGTCATGGGTGAGGTCGACTGCTAGCCCAGTATTGTGGTCCGAAGTCGGACTCGCCTTGAGGTGAGCAGCACTGGGCAGGAGCCCATCGCTTGCCTTCTTGCGTTTCGGTGCTAACGCCGTCGCTTGACGGAGCACAGCAACAGCAGCAGGTGTGGCTTTCTTGGCTACAGTTTTCATTCATTTCCTTACTCTACTCATAATCAAATCGCTTTTATCTCTTAGTTCTATTCCAGTTTTTTTTATCCACTGTAGGTATAAGTCATAATCGCCTATGCCATATATACCAAGGGTTGTATCACCAGTCATAATTTTAGCTAAACGTTCATATGATTGATAGTTAAGCAGATACCAGTTCGGGTCATCCTCCCAATGCAACTTACGTTTAGGAGTGCTTTCATTCCAAGATGCTTTATATTCGTGGAACATGAAATCAACTGGAGTATTTATTAATTTAATACCACGAGTGTAGAACCGTAATCCTAGAGATGGTTCTTCTCCATGAAAATAAAGCAATGAATCATAAGGAACTTCTTCTATTATTTCCTTGAAACAGAATAAAGAATTACCAGACACATAATAGATTTCATCTCCATAGGGATTGAAACTAGCTTCTTGAAATGATGGTCCAACCATCTTTTCAATTTCATCCCAAACAGGAACTATCTTTAATAAATTACTGCGGTAATGAAACTCATCTTGTTTATTGTCGTTTACTTTATATCCTTCTGGGTAGGTAGTAAAGACAATCTTTCCGTAATGTGCATACGATGACAGGTAAGAATTTACAATTGCCCTATCCCATCCTGCTCTAAACCTAGAATGAGAATCTGTCTGAAGAAAGAATGTTCCTTTAATATCCCTGGAACCTATTTCCCTAGCCCAACAAACTCCCTTACTTTGACTCCAATGAAACTTGTAATAAGTTAACTGTTCTTCTGGAATGAAAGATAGGTCGGGATGTTCGTCATCTTCAGCTTGAGAAACTATAGTAAAATGTAAATTATCAGGGTCTGAAGAATTATCCCAGGCGGAACGAATGCTTGGTAATAGTTCAATATCCCTATAACTTGCTATAGAAACATTGATACCAGACATCTATTCACTTTCCCGCTATGAGTTCAAATAGACTATCAACACGCTTCTCTAATCTATCGACAGAATCGCGGAGGCTTGTGCCAGAATTTGGCTTGAGTTCAGCAAGGTAGTGCTTGACCAACCAACGAACTGAGCCAGCAAAGCTGGCGACTATTGTGGTAACCGCTACCGCGATACCAGCCCATTCGTTGGTGCTCATTACTCTGTCTTACCGAACGCTGAATCAGATGTATCTAAAGCACGGAGCACGACGGGCAGCACTGCCACGACTCCTGCTGTGAAGATAGCCTTGAGTCCCGCTGCATCAAGAGTGAAGATATCCCCACCAGTAGCAGTAAAGGCAGCAAGGCAAGCACCAATAAAATGGCGGACATAGCTTTTAACAGCTGCAAAAGTTTTTTCATTCATTTATTTCTCCTATATTAGTTATCCACTGAATCCAGTTAATGTTCTGGCAGTTCCATTACCACCAGCTCCACCATCTGAATAAAAAGTACCGCTAGTATTAGTTTCGTAGCCCAAACCTCTAGCACCACCAGTAGCAGAAACTTGAGTTACGGAACCACTGCTACAAAGAATTGTTACAGAGCCAGCGCCAGAACCTCCACCACCACCAATAGAAGCACCAGTAACACCTCCGCCTTGTGAACCATTAGACGAAATTGTTCCAGTTCCAGAAAGAGTTCCTGTTACAAAAATAATTAAAGTTCCACCAGTTCCAAAGTATCCGTCAAGTGTTGAGTTTCCAGTGTATGCACTGTCCCCAGACCTACCTGACCTTCCACCTGGATTTCCAGCACCACCGCCAGAAGCATTACCACCACCTACTGAATCACTTCTTCCACCAGCACCACCGTTTGCACCACCAGATGTTGCTGTTCCTGAGTTAGCACCGCCACCGCCAGCACCACCAGAGAATGCACTACCTGATGCACCTGCACCGCCAGTTCCTGATGTTACTAAATACTTACCACCTGAGCCACCGCCACCTGTACCACCATTAGAACCATTTGAGCCGCTGTTTCCAGGACCTGAGCTGCCTGTAAATGCAGCACCTCCAGCACCACCGCCTGATGGAACTTCTGGATTGGTTACAGATGAATATGTTCCAGTGATGATACGAATAGTATTGTTTGGATTAGTTAATGAGTTTGTGCTTGCACCACGAGCCGTCATGGTAATTGTTCCATTGACGGTTAAGTTTCCCTGAACCCAAATGCAAGTGAAAAGTTTTCTTACACTGGGCTGGAAAGTAACTCCAGCATCAATAGTTAAGTTTCCATTGACAACAATAAGCGCAGCAGCGGAGTCTTCTGTATTAGTAAACCATTCTTCTGACGTGAAACTAGAAACTGTTGTGTTGCCTTGTTTAACCACATAATCGTAGTTGTTCAGACCAAGACTATTGACGGTTAATGCACCTCCAACAGTTGGAACATTTTGTCGATATCCACCATTGATAATTTGTTTCATAACATCATACATGCTTGTTTGAGATACGCTTACTCCAGTAAGCGTATTCTTTGCTAGTCCAGATTGTTTCTCTCCAGTAGAAATTGATGAAGATGAAAATATTTTATTAGCCATTGGTTATACCTACCTCTGGTTTTGTAATTGTTGTTTCGTCAACCCAAGAAACGGTATTGTCGTCCCATACCCATGGAACTGATTCATTTTCTTTTCCTTGGGGGTAAGGGACAGGTGGCTCCCATTGGTAAGTAGATTCATTTAGAATCCATGTTGAGTATAGCTTAGGTGCTATAAATGCATCTTTTGAAGAATCATAAGAATCTCCAATCCCAGCATATCTTTTTCTAAATGAACCATTGTATGAAGTTTGTTTCCAGTTAGAATATCCATGAAGGTTTGTCAAAAAATCAATGCCAGCCTGTTCGGATTCAATGCCATCAATTGTTATGACATCATTGCTAACTACGTGAACAGCTATTACAATATTGTTATCATTTAGTTTTGCAAAATGTGCCATTAGAATCTAATACTCCCATCGGCGTTAAATTGATATATGTAATTAGAACCACTTGTAGTAGCAGTTGGGGAGCCAGTTGTAATTTTTGCAGGTACTGGACTGCTTATGATTACAACACCAGAACCACCATTACCGCCAGTACCGTCGCAAGAACCCCCTCCGCCAGAACCTGTATTGGTAGTTCCATTACCACCGTTTCCAGATTCGTTGCTACCTATACCACCTCCGCCAGAGCCACCTGCGGTATATCTAGCGCCACCACCGCCACCTGCTCTGGTTACAGAAGTTCCAGTAATGCTTGATGCAGAACCGTTACCGCCAGTACCGCCTACTGCTGAATTAGCAGCACCAGCACCTCCTGCTGCACCAGCACCACCCCCGCCTCCAGCTCCATAGTATGAAGTTCCACCAGCTCCACCTCCACCATTATTTCCTTGTGTTTTGTATGAAGCAACATCGGAAGTCAAACCAGAATTACCATAAGAAGTTTGGTCCGCGCTTCCTCCAGCAGAGCCTCCACCACCACCACCACCGTTAGAACCGCTCATAGCGCCTCCGCCTCCGCCAAGGGCATATTCACCAAAAACAGTGCTTGCCGAACCAGGGTTTCCAACTGCGCTAGAACTTGATGTTCCTCCGCCACCGCCCCCGACTACCATCGTATAGGTTCTATTTCTATATATGGTTTTTGAGCCTGTTAAATAACCACCAGCGCCACCGCCACCGCCATTTCTAGCAATACCTGTTGAACCACCACCACCACCGCCTCCTGCGATTACTAAATAATCAACAGTTATGGGAATAAGGGCTGTATCTTCGGCAGCATTAGTTTCTTTTATTAGCTCCTGAGCAAAGCTAGATTTAGATAATTTAGATATAGCCATTATATTTCCTTATGTTTATAGTTCAGAACCGAAGGCTGTAAAAGTCAATGAGCTTGCTGCGGATGCGTAAGTTACAATTACATTTCCTGAAGAAAGTGTTACACCAAGAGTTAGCGCCACCGAATCATTTGCTGCAATTGACACGTCATATGCAATGTAGTGTGAGTCAGCTAATGTAGTACCAGTTGTTGGCTTAACAGCCAAACGGTATGTACGTGCAGAAGTTGAACGATTAGCTACAACAATTGTTGACACAACAGCAGATGAACCAGAAGATACTGTGTAAAGGTTCTCAGCGGTAGTGGCAGCAGCAGCAACTTGACCTAGTATTTTGTATGCCATTTATTTATGCTCCCATCAATAGAAAAGGGTCTAAGCTGGAGGCGGATACCTCCGAAGCTTTTGCTAGTGGGAACCCACCAGCTGTAGAACCATCGTGTACAACGATAGTGTCTTTGTCGGTGTCGATTGTTATCTCGCCGAGCAAACCTGTAAATGTCGAGTGTTGTGATGTTGTTCCTCGACGTAGTTGTAATGCAAATGCTGGCATTGTTATGCTCCCATCATCATAAAGATGTCGGTCAATGGGTCAGTAACAATAGTTGCCCATGACGCTGTTGAACCGTTTGTAGTCAAATATTTTCCACCATTACCAGATTGAGATGGCAGGGCATCCACAGTTCCCCAACTTGCCGTTGAACCATTGGTGGTTAGGTACTTGCCAGTATGGGTTGCTTGCGCTGGTAGTACATATACACTTGATGTATCAAGTGATACGGTAACCGCCCCGCTTCCACCACCTCCGCTTAAACCTGTACCAGCGGTAACTGCAGTGATATCACCAGAAGTTGTTACAACTTCCCACGCAGTTCCGTTATAGACATTCATATTCTTATTGGTTGAGTTCCAATAAAGAGCGCCTTCAAGAAGAGCATCTCCGTCATTGTCTAGTGTTGGAGCCGATGCTTTAGAGCCAAGATATCTGTCATCAAAGTTGTCGTAACTTGTAGCAGCAGAGCTGGCTGAAGTTGCAGCAGATGACGCACTTGTAGCAGCAGATGTTGCACTGGTTTGTGCTGATGCTGTTAGGGTTGCAATGTTTAGATAAGTACTAGTTGTTGTATCGGTGTCAGTAATAGAACCAAGGTCACGTAAGATACCTGAACCAGTAAGACCAGTTACTGCGGTAAAACTATTAGCAGCACTTGTTGCTGATGTAGCAGCACTTGCTGCACTGGTGGCAGCAGCTGTTGCAGACGCTGCAGCCGAAGTAGCTGAGGTTGCAGCAGCAGTAGCCGAGTTAGCAGCGCTGGTTGCCGAAGTTTGGATAGCAGCAACTGAGGCAGCAGCGGTTGTTGCACTAGCAGCAGCACTGGTAGCACTGGTCGCTGCAGCGGTTGCTGAAGTTGCAGCAGAAGCTGCCGATGTTGCAGCTGCCGTAGCTGAAGTGTCTGCAGAAGAAGCAGATGTTGCAGCAGCAGTGGCTGATGTAGCAGCGGATGATGCACTTGTTGCTGCTGCGGTTTGAGATGTTAATGCGCTTGCTGCAGATGTGGCTGCTGCTGTAGCGCTTGTTGCTGCCGAGCTTGCAGATGTGGCTGCTGCGCTAGCAGAACTAGCAGATGCTGTTGCTGAATTAGATGCTGATGTAGCAGAGGTTGCTGCAGATGTAGCACTGGTTGCAGCACTAGCTGCACTAGTTGAAGCAGCTGCTACTTGAGCATCAGCAAAGTCTTTACGTACTGCATCAGAAGATGATGTTGGTGTTGCAAGATTAGTAATCTTGTATCCACCAGCATCAAGAATAGAACCAAGGGTTGCCGTGGTTAGGGTCTTACCAGTAAGAGTTTGCGCTCCGCCAGTTCCAACAATATCTCCAGTTACTCCATGTGCTGAGGTTGCAGCTTCATGGCTGCGAGAATCTGAATAGTCACGACCAGAAACACCGTGTTCAACAGTAGCACCAACAGAGTGGGACTTGGCGGTTGAGCCATCAACACCGCGAGTTACCGTGTATGCGCTACCAACAAGACCAGTGACATCAATGATTTCTTCATTGGCTGTATCTTTTTCAAGGATGA